TATGTTGTTAACACCTACAGATGTGGATCAGTTTAACAAAGGTGATATGAAAGGTGATATGGGTCGTAAGCCTAAAGCACTAACTTCATTAGTTCGTAACACAGTTAACATGATTGGCTCACACAACGTAGGCTTGGTATGTACTAACCACACTTATGCTTCACAGGATATGTTTGATCCAGATGACAAGATATCAGGTGGACAAGGCTTTATCTACGCTAGTTCAATCGTGGTTGCTATGCGTAAATTAAAACTAAAAGAAGATGAAGATGGTAACAAGATATCAGAAGTTAAAGGTATCAGAGCCGCATGTAAAGTTATGAAAACTAGATATGCTAAACCTTTTGAATCAGTACAGGTTAAGATTCCATATGAAACAGGTATGAATCCTTACTCAGGACTAACTGATATGCTAGAAGGCAAGGGACTACTTAAAAAAGAAGGTAACAGGTTAGTATACACCACAGTTGATGGAACAGAAATTAAACAGTTCCGTAAAGCATGGGAATCTAATGAAGCAGGATGTTTAGACATCGCTATGAAAGAGATCAGTTCTAGCCTAAAAAGACTAAGTAATGATGTTGAAGAAGAAACAGTAGAACCTGAAGTAGCACCAACATTAACAGTAGATGGACATGGTGATGTTCATGAGGTAACAGAGGAATAATAAATGACAATAGATGTTGATATTCTTGGAGATCTTTGGCTAACTGCCAAAGAGTATATTCCATCAAAAGATAGGCAAGCGGCCGCTGATCATGTAGTTGCTATTGTTGCAGATTCAGAAATAAGCGAACAAGATTTAAAAACTTTTGGTGGAACAGATTCCTATTTAGGTAGAGCAGTACACGAATACCTTGGAGAGGAAGAAGATCCTGATGATGAAGATGTCGACTATGGAAGTGATGACTATTAAAAATGAAAAGCGTTACTTCCCTATTAAAACTGATACAGCCTGTTTAGCCAAATGGAGTTTTAGTAAAATAGTATTACAAACAGGGCAAACATCAAGTTGTCATAGAGTCATTAATCATCAATTTGATATTGATACCTTTAACTTTCATAATACTTCTGAAAAACTAGAACAACGTGAAACTATGCTTAAAGGCCAGTGGCCTGATGGTGATCCTGATCCCAATTTAGAGACAACCTGTGCCCAATACTGTGGGAAATTTGAATCCAATGGTGATACAAGTGATAGGCAGTTTTATAACAGTTTGCCCAATCTATATCCAGATGACCTAGATCAAAACCCAACACTGACTACAGTAGACCCAACAATACTAGAAGTTTATATAGACAATACATGTAATCTTAAATGTGTTTACTGTATTCCTGAACTCAGTAGTCCTATACATACGGAAATGATCAAATTTGGTCGCTTTGAAAAAAATGGATTGACTCTTGAAAGTAAATTCAAACATCCTGTTAATTTTAGTAGCATACAAGAAAAATTTTGGGAATGGATGTACAACAATGTACATAAATTAAAAAGATTGCAACTGTTAGGTGGAGAACCATTTTACCAAGATCAATTTGATCAATATTTAGAATTATTTGAAAAGGTTCCTTGTCCTAACTTAGAACTTGAAATAGTTAGTAATCTAATGATTAAACCTGCAAAATTAAAACAATACATGGATCGTATAAAACAATTAATTGCTAAAAAGAAATTAAGTAGGTTAGACATGCACTGCTCAATTGATTGCTGGGGTCCTCAACAAGAATTTGTAAGATCTGGGTTAAAGTTAGGTCATTGGGAAGAAAACTTTAAATATCTAATTAGTGAAAGATGGATAACATTGAATATTAATAATACTGTATCATTATTAACTATTAAAACATTGCCTGACCTATTACATAAATTAAATGAATGGGCTAAAGATAGAAAAATAGAACATTACTTTGCTCAATTATCTTACCCAAGTTACTTACAACCAAACATACTAGGCTCAGATGAATTTGTTGAAGATTTTGATAAAATTTTATCTTTAATGGAAACAGATAGTTTTAGAGGTAGTCAAGCCCATAATCATTTTCAAGGCATAGTTAATAATGTCAAAAACAGTAGACTAAATGAGCAAGAGGTGTTAAAATTACTAACATACCTTGATGAATTGGATAGAAGAAGAGGTACAGATTGGAAACTGTTATTTCCTTGGTTAGAGGAGTATAGAAATGTGGTACAGTAAAGTAGTTGCTAGTTTAAATGCTATTCCAGATATGATTAATCATTATGAAGCAGAGTTGGAAGAAGCCAAACGAGAAATTTCTGTGAAAGGAAATATAGAAAAAGCCTTGGGTGGCCTACCTGGTGTTACAGAACATAGATTTAACCAACTACAAGAAATTGAAGCAGTACTTAACTATCTTAACATACAGTTAAGAAAACTAAGACGTAAACACTTTCAGAAATATCTTGAAGCCTACAACAGAGCATTAACGTCGAGAGACGCCGAAAAATATGTAGACGGAGAAGATGAAGTTGTTGATTTTGAAACTATTATTAACGAGGTAGCACTACTTAGAAATAAATGGTTAGGAGTTATGAAAGGTCTTGAAAGTAAAAACTTCATGCTAGGTCACATTACCAGACTGCGTACAGCAGGTATGGAGGACTCCTCAATTGGCTAGATCAAGTGAAATATTTCTAAATCAATTTAGACAGTACGATACATTTTTAGACAATCTAAAAGTAATTGCAGACATGGGCTGTGGCACAGGTGAAGATATCTCATGGTTTGCTACATTAGAAACCAGAGATGAGCCACCAATACCTTACAACTACAAATGTTATGCTGTTGACAATGATCAATCTAAACTAGATCAAGTACCGGATTTAGAAAATATAATTAAACTCAACAGAAACTTTGAAGAGTTTTGTTTACCGGTTAAAGCAGATCTAATGTTTGCACATGATGTGCTACAGTTTAGTACAAATCCATTGCAGACACTTAAATTTTGGAATCAACAGTTAAACGTAAATGGTATGTTGGCCATAGCCGTTCCTTGTTTTAGTGGAGTTAAAGATCAGTTGTATTACAGTAGAGGATATCCAGGACAGTACTTTCACTATACTCCCGCAAATCTAATTCAGATGTTAGCAGTCAACGGATTTGACTGTCGTGATGCTTACTTGCTAAAACAAAAGAATGATCCATGGATAAGAATGGCTGTGTATAAAGCAGAAGAACCAATGGATCCTGTGACAACAACATTTGAAACTCTAATAGAACACAAACTGCTACATCCAAGTATCATTGACAGCATAATGAAGCACGGTGAAATACGTCAAGAAGATATTATCATGCCCTGGTTAGATAGAGGCAATTATCTGGTAGACTTTGTACAGGAGTGGACAGAAATTCCTTCAGATATTCCAGTAAAAGATCTAAACGAAAATAAAATCACTAAAAAGACAGCAGATGGTCGTACTTTGATACAGCGAGATAAAGCAGAAATACATCAAGAACAACTTAAAGCAGTTGGTATAATGCGTCATCCTAAGACCAGTTATACTCCTCCTAAAAAATGAACAAGGTAGTGTTAGTCACTGGCGGATTTGATCCATTACACCGTGGACATCTTAGTTATATTAATTCAGCAAGACAATTAGGAGATATGCTAATTGTTGGAGTAAACAGCGACGCTTGGCTAACACGCAAAAAAGGTCGTCCTTTTATGCCCAGTACTGAAAGAATTCCTATCATACAAAATCTCAAAGCAGTAGATCATACATTTTTATTTGATGACACTGACGATTCTGCTATAGAAGCAATCAATAATGCCAAATTAATTTATCCTAATAGTTTAATTATTGTAGCCAATGGCGGAGATAGAACCAGTGGTAATATTCCTGAACTTAAACAGTTTAAGGATGACCCTACAGTAGAATTTGCGTTTGGTGTTGGTGGCGATATGAAAATGAACTCATCAAGTTGGATATTAGAAGAATGGAAAGCACCAAAAACAGAACGTGATTGGGGATACTATCGTGTGTTACATGATGTATCAGGCACTAAAGTAAAAGAACTTACAGTAAATCCAGGACAAGAACTTAGTTTACAAAGACATTTTTGTCGTTCTGAATTATGGCATATTGCCAGTGGCACTTGTCGTGTTTACTTTGAAGATGATTCTACTGAGTGGTACAAGGAACTACGTAAGCATGAAGAATACACTGTACCTTTAGAACGTTGGCATAAAATTACTAATCCATATAAAGAACCTTGCCATATAATTGAAATACAGTTTGGTTCTGCCTGTGACGAAGAAGACATAGAACGCAAACGATAAATACGTTATCATGAGATTTGAACATATACTTACAGAAGCAAAGGGTCTATTTGGTCGTTTACCAGGAGACAAATTTGTACACACAGACGGTCGCGAAGCAGAGTTTCAGCGTGTAGACTTTTATCCTGACCCTGATCAATCACAGTTTGAGTCGCCTGATGAACGTGATCAAGCAATTAAAAATTACGAAACTGAAATACAGACAAAAATAGAATGGGTCAACAGACCTACTAATGCTAGTTTAGCATTTGCTGTTGCTGTATTAAACAACAGAGAAGGTGGTGTTATACTCTGGGGTAGATATCTACAAAAAACAAAACACGACATGCTTGGTACATGGTCAAACAAAGAAGTACCTGCAGGATGGGACCTTGCTACAAAAGGTGCTAAAAAACTACAAGCAGGCTATGATCCACAAAACTTAATTAAAACAGAAAATGTGTTTATGACTACAGCACAGGT